TTAATTTTCTTACTACCGCTTGGGGTTCGTATAACTTGTTCAGCATATCCCCCTCCGGCTGTAGCCCCCCTAGCTTCTTTACGCGCTCTTTGGGCATCGTCGTAGGCTAATTTTGCCGCACCAGCAAGAAGTCCGTATTTGGCTAGATCCCCAGCATCTACACCTGTGAAATCTTTAATGCCTTTTTTAAGGTCATCAAGAACTTTTGCTAAGCCTGTTTTGTCCGCCGACTGACTTTGAACGCCTGTGTCACCTTGAGGTCCGATGTTTGCAACGGCATTTTGCCCTGATTGCGTTAACGCTTGTTGCCGTAAAAATTTCTTCATTTCCGGATCACTTAATATTGTTGCCTCTTCCGGAAAATCTTTTTTAAATTGTTGAAATATGTCTGAATTAGTAGCATCAGTTAAAAATAAAGCCGCGCCAGGATTTATTTTTCCTTCAGCATCAAAAATACCGCCAGTGCCCCCTAAATTAAAATCAATATCTGCGGGGTTTCCTAAACTGCTGTACAGATTTATATCACTCCCTGAAGGAAAGTCTAACCCTCCAGCAAGATTGGCATCCTCCCCGCCACCAAATAATTCGTCATATCCCATCTCAACCTCCTACGGCTTACGCCGTTGTGCTGCAATCATCGGAGCAGCAAAATTGTAAAATTTCATCATGGCAGCTTGCTGTTTAGGATCAATTCCTAACTCTTTACCACCTGCGCCAATAGCTTGATTTAACCCATAATTAATTGCGGCACCTTTAACTGCTTGCCCAAGATCAAAAGGCCGACCTAATGCTTTTGCCGTTAGAGCTGACGTTGCCAATGATTTAGCAGGTACCCCTAAAGAACCAAGCCCCTTAAACATATCAGGGGCGACTTTATTAATCCCCGCACCTATTACATCTGAAGCCAACGAAGATGTAACGCCGGTTTTAAAGCCTTTAGAAAACGGCTGGCCTGTTAACTTCCCAAGCCCCCCGCTAGCAACCCCAGACACTAAAGCCTTAGCCGCAGCATCAGCAGCAAACGATGGGAGTCCCGCACTGGCTAACGTGCCTGCAAGACCGCTACCTGCTGTATTAATCCCAAGCTCACCAAGCGCAGCACCTGCCACACCTGTTACACCAGCCGTTCCAGTAACCCCGCTAAGCAACCCACCAATTCCACCAAAAGGTAGCGTAGCCATCATCAACAAGGGCATTATCTTGCCCGCATCGCTAGTGTTTATACCTGACGTATAAAACTTTGGCTTACCTTCACTATCAAACTCGACGTTGTACCCAGTACCACCTTTACCTGTGTAAGTTGCACCAAATCCGGAAGTAAACTCTTTTCCTGTTTCTGGGTTGATGCGTTTAGTTACTTTTTGTGTTGTGGGAGCGCCTTCACCTTCTACGGTTTCTTCAACTTCAGTAGGTTTGTACTTACCTAAATCCGAAATATCCGTAATACCCTGAGAAGCAAGCCCTCTTGCCATATCTAAAATGACCATCTCAGGCGCAGTGGGCATCCGGCCCAAAAGCTTTTTTGCTTCGCTAGCACTAAACCCTATACTTGTATCATCATCTACGTTTACTCCAAACGCACCACCGCGAAGCTTGGAAGTATCAAGATTCTGACTAATCTGCCCCGCTAGTCTAGCAAGTACATCTCCACCATAAGTTTTTCCTTGATAGTCAGTAAGCGTAGGTATTTCTTTTGGCGCAGCTTGTTGCCCAGCAAAAGCTTGAAACTTAGCCAGTGCGCTTTGTTGTTCAGGGGTCAGGATTTTAGCAGAGGTGCTCATTCAATACCCGAAACTAGAGTAGCAGTCAGGATAACCGATGGTATCGCAGGACGGGTCGGAGAGGAAGGGGCAGCATAGTGCTCGATGTAGGTGCTGGTGTTTGAGGTGCGCCAGTAAAGTTGTATGTAATCGTTAGGGGTCACGTCCACAATAAAGTTCAATGCACCTATCACATGATAGGGGTCGCCCGCAGATTTACGTGGCGCTAAACCGAACCGGCTGTTTGAGTTGGCGATATCAGAACCATTTTTACGAAACCATATATCAACATCTTGCGTGGCGTTGTCGTCGTTAGCTAACTGCACACTGAACTGGATATTGTAGTAACCGGCGTACGTGAAGTGTAGTTCCGAACTATTTAGTATTTTTACGCCGTTTGATATAGCCGTACTGTTAAGCGTTATGGGGTAGGCAACAGTCGTTGAAGCAGCAGTTTGATCGGTTGTATCGTAAAAAGAACCTAGTGGAAGCTGAACATACTGCCCACCGTAAGCCCCGAATAAGGAAAGTAAGTTGTTGTTGAGCCTGTTGAAGTACAAACGTAAGACGTTATTAAACGCTTCTTGATACCGTGAATCATATTCTGGAGGCGCAAGAGGTAAGTTAGGCGAAGCGGGATGTTGGATAAGACTCATCTACGTCCATCCGGCCTGATGTCAATACGAGGTGCACCAAGTTGCCAAGTTGTACCTAAACTATTAGAAGCAATCTTCATGATCATCTGCCGACCACGAATGCGGGTATAAATAATATTAGTAAACTGCTCTATGGTAGCTGTTGAAGTACGCGCAACAGCTTTGGATGCCTCAATATTAAACCCAGATCCCGAACCATTCATACCGTACATGGTCATCGTGACTTGAGGAGTGCCAGCAGTTGAACCTTGAAATGTCAGATCCGGCACCATGCGCCACACAAAACCAAAGTGTTCGCCATCGTCAATATCAAATTCAGCGGACTCAATATAAGCTTCTATAGCTGCGGGGGTGCCGGTTGTGTTGTCATCCACCCCAAACTCATGGTTTACCAAGTTATAAGAATACGTTGCTGCTTGCGGATAGTCCCGTAGCCCAGAGTCAATCCAAGCAGTACGCGCCATAGACCCGTAGTACCAAATACGTTCTATATAGTTATACACGACATAAGCGTCGATTGTGTCCGAACCAACCGTGCAGTAAAACCACCAAACCTCATTAAATCCTTCGTTAGTGTTTGCAAATACTTGTTCATATTGATTTTGATTTATGTTCCCAAATACATGCCGACGCAAATCACAATTAAGTGTTTGAACTCGACCATCGTACATATAGAACTTATCAACACCCATCCAAAACACTACACCGGAAGCAATAGCCGCTGCATTCTGGCTAACAATAGAAATATTGTCACCAAGTAACTGCGAAGACCAGATAACAGGGGGTCCAACGTATTGAAGCGAATAAAGTGAAGAATCGGTAAAAACAACAATTTCTTGGCGCGTTTGCAGTGCTGTAATAATTTCAGACCCGTGGGAAAGTAGCAAAGACCTAGATTGGTTTAACTCCCCCGGATACCAATCAACAACTGATTCTTGGTTAGACCACCGAATAAGCATTGGGTTAAGTGTGGCGCTACCGTAATCGGTTGTGCCAAACAGCATTACAAAACGAAACGCATCAGATACAAGAATATAATTTTGTGCAGTTGGCACATCAACCAAAAGGCTTACGCTATGAGTGCCAGATTGAGTACCGGAAGTGTCAATAATTGTGCCTGTGGGAGTGGCAGAAAGATTAGCCGTTGCCCCATCGACATTACGCAAATAGTAAGTTGTAGCAGTAGACAACCCTGTCGGTAGCGCACCTGTCGTAGAAAACTGAACCGCAGTGCCTTCAGCAAGCAGCACTGAAAATGTAGCGACACAGGGGGTAGCAATCGTGAAAGTCACCGTGCCGCCAAGCGTGTTTACGTTAACGCCTCTGGTTGCTAGCCCATTAGTTGCATCCCAGTAGTACAGCCCCCCACCGCGAGGGCCAAATACCAAATCTTCACCAAAGTTAGCGTTTGACCATACACGCAAGGAATCTACACTTGTTGTGCCTGTACCCCACCCACCAAGCCCCCAACCACCTGCGCCCCATCCAATATTAGGTGTCTGAATAGCAGGACCGGCGTTAATTTGGTAAGCCGCTACAACCGCAGAACCACCTGTAGCTCCAGCCGCTACAACAGAAGTGGTAGTAATCGTGTAGGAATTGTCGCTTACTTTAGTTAGTTGATATTGTGCGTTTAATAATGAAGCATACGTTCCAGTTACCCCACTAAAGGTTACATAATCACCCGTAATTGCACCGTGAGAAGTAGCTGTAACTGTGACAGTTGTCGTGCCGTCACCTGTAAAAGGATTTGCACCTAGCGTTGTGGTTGCGCGGATAGGGGTGATGTCGTTATAAGTGCCATTTTGCTCAATGTAATACTTTAGGTTAGTACCCACACCCATTAGATTTAAGTAAGTGAGTGTGACCCAATTCCATAAAGACCGGCAAACACCAAGAAACGTATTACCAGAAATCTGTTGCCAGCCGCCTATTTTCTCAGGGGTGCCTTGGCGAAATCTAACCTTATCACTAATATACCAACCATTCTCATTGGTATACCGAGTGTTTTCTTTGTTAACTCCGGGTTTAAATAAAATCTTCTTGAGCATCGCTCACCTCATTAAGGCAGCTTCAGCAGCGCGACGTCGGGTAAGTCCCGGCAGGACTCTTCCGGCAGCTTTATTCCATTTTTGGCACTCTTCGGCTGCACCATCCCAGTCCCCCACATCAACGCGCTTCTTGAACGTGGAAACCCGATAGTTCCCTAGGCCACAATTGTAGACCCAGCTTGTCACTGCGGCAATGCGTCGTGGGAGTGCAGTTTGAATCTTGGGTGAGAGCTTGGTTATGCCTTGTACGAAATACTCAATGTGGTGGTCAAGCGCCTCTTCGCACTGCTCCATCGTCCAGATAGTTCCGGGGTTGATGTCTGGTCCGGTGGCTCCCCAACCGATTGTCCAAGGGTGTCCACGGGTTCCGGGGTCAGGGTATGCTTGGACTCGTCCATCAGGCAAACGCTTTGCTAGCCCTTCAAAGGGCTTGATCAATACATCCTTGCAAAGCTTTTTAGCCTCATTCACGACTTGTTGTACTTCTCAATGGACCTGCCAACAAACCAGAACGTCAACATCATATTGAGCATGGCAAAGTCATCTTCGTCGTAGCTCTTGGTCAGCACCTCAGCCCAGTTAGCGTTGGTTTGAAATGCAATCGTTAGGCCGGCTGCTTTAACAGCCACATACACGCCAAAAGCAATCCAAGTAAGGCCCGGACGGGTAATAGCAGTGATAAAAGACGCAAGCCAGCCAGCTTCCTTAGCAGTGGTAGCCTGTTCCTTAAATGCCTCTTTAATCGTATCCATCTGCGAAATGGAGTAGTCAACATACTTTTCCTCCATACGGAACTCGCCGCGCAGCTTTTCCAAATCCGTCTGAAGCTGGAACATACTAAGCTCGTGCTGACGCTCATTCTTCTTGTCCATAAACTTCAATATCTCAGGGGCAAGCCTGAATAAGCCACCAAATATTGACCCCATCAACCCGCCGCCAAGTAGTTCAAACATGATTACCCCTTTGCGGTAATTTGATCTGCGCCTTTTTTAACCGTCACTTTGCTACCCTCAACGTCAACCTGCATGGGTTGTTCGGCACGATCCAATTTGTCAAGACGATGTATAAGATCCTTGATGACTTCAAACTCAGGCTTTTCCTGCTTTGCAGCAGTGCCAGCAATACCGTTGAGCATTTGAATCAAAGCAGTAAGTGAAGCGCCAAGCAACCCCATCACAGCGGCGATCTTCTCTCCCTCAAGGAACAGCGATGCACCGACCCCCACGAGCACAATCATGAAAATGTAAAGCAGGCCATCTTCGCCAATCGCTTTACCAGCAACTTCTTTAGCAGAGTCTTGGGCTTTTAACTCTTCAAGCCGGATAGACGCTTGCGCCTTGAGGACTGCTAACTCGTGAGTTTTGTCATCCACTATTTATTCCTTAGCTCTTGCTCAAGCGCTTCAACCTTATCAGTTAAGTCCTTGATGGCTTGCACAAGCACCGGGATCAGCTTGCCATAGGCAGCTTCTAGCTTGTTGGGGTTTTCTGCGTACACAAGCCCCGGAATCGTAACGCCTGCATCGGTTTGCGCTTTGACTAGATCCTGAGCAATGAACCCTGTATCAGGGGCACCGACCTTGCCGCCATCGCGCATGTTCCAAGTAAAGGCTACAGGCTTAAGCTGCCTTACAAAATCAAGCCCTGCTTGGATAGGCACAACACTCGTCTTGTCCCGCGCATCGGATAGCGAAGTGATGCTTGTAACCTGACATCTTAGGGTTGTGATGTTTGAGTCGCCGAGCGTTATGACATTAGATGCTGTAGCCGATGCAGGCTGCGCGTTATATCCTATTAACGTGTTATTTGTTCCTGATGTAACCGTATTCCCTGCATCTCGGCCTACTGCCGTGTTTAACCCACCTGTTGCCCCAAATAACGCATTAGTGCCAACAGCAACACAAGATGCTGCTGTTGATACATTTGCTAGTGCGTTGGAACCGACTGCTACATTTGAAGTGCCGGTTGTAACTGCATAACCTGCATAAGCCCCCAAGGCTGTGTTTGACGTTCCAGTTGCTAATCTTAAAGCTTGAAACCCAACAGCCGTTTGGTAGCTTTGTGTCGTGTTTGCAGCTAGCGTCCCATAACCAACTGCCGTGTTGTAATTCCCCGATGTATTAGCTACAAGCGCTTGATAACCAACAGCAGTCGTGTAATCTGTTGTATTATTTATTGCGGCTTGAGCGCCAACAGCTACACAATATGATCCTGTTGTAAGGGCTTGCAACGCGCTTTCACCCAAGGCCGTATTTGAAACCCCGGTTGTAATAGCGGTCCCTGAAGAAGAACCTACGGCTGTGTTTGAGCCTCCAGTGGCTTCTCTTAAAGCGTAATAACCAACAGCCGTTTGGTTATTAGATGTCGTGTTTAAATTTAAAGCGTAATAACCAACAGCGGTGTTTTGTGTGCCTGTTGTGTTGTCTTCTAAAGAATATGCGCCTACCGCTACAGTGTTATCTGCCTGATTAGCAAATAACGCACTAAAACCTACTGCCGTATTTCCCGACCCATCACCACTGTATATTGCTCTACTTCCTAATGCCGTGTTGCTGTTGCCTGAAGTCAGCGAGGTTAACGATTGATACCCAATTGCAACATTTCTTAACCCTGATGAATTAGATGTAAGCGCACTTGAGCCAAGTGCTGTGGAATACGGCGTTGCGGAGTTTGTTATGCCTGTTAGGGGACTAGAGGGTGTGGCCCATGTGCCATCACCACGCCAGAATGTTGATGAAGACGCGCTTGTGCCGCCGTTTAAGTTTGCTACTGGAAGATTCCCGGTCACCCCTGTAGTTAACGGCAGTCCTGTACAGTTGGTCAGCGTCCCCGAAGTCGGTGTGCCTAATAAAGGGGTTACCAGCGTGGGTGAGGTTGATAAAACATTATTGCCTGATCCCGTGGAAGTTGTTACTCCCGTACCCCCAGAAGCCACCGGAAGGGCTGCGCCAAGCGTAAGTGAAGATAAGTGAGTAATCGCGTCAACAACATCAGTACCATTGTCATAAAGCACCATGACCTTGCCATTCGGCACAGCCACACCTGTCAGTCCACTGACTTTGACGGTAACTGCAAATCCGCCTGTTGTGTTGTTGTAAACAATGTAAGGCTTTTCAACCGCAGGGACGTTTAGCGTTGCTGCTCCCCCCGGTGTCCCGGTAAGGTTTAAATAAAGCGCCCTAGCATCTTGCAGATTTGTCGTATCTGTAAGTGTTAATGATTGGGAAACTGACGACATCGTTACATTGGCTTTGCCGCCAATTGCCTGTTCTATCGCAGTACCAATATTAGCGTTTGTTGGTGTGCTCCAGTTTGTAGAGCCTTCGGCTAATAACTCAAATTTAAGATCTGACCATGTGCTAGGCATATCACACCTTTAATTTAGTCGTACTACCCAAGAAGTTGTATCTTCATCCCATGAATACATCTCACCATCTGTTGGCATGGCTACTGGCGCTTCCCACTGTGCATCAGCGTTTAACGTCCAAGATGGAAACGGTTGTGGTGGAACAAACGCATCAATGTCTACTCGGTAGGTGTAGCCAATCCCTGCGTAGTTCTTACGCATGTTGCCGTTATAGCTGGTCTGCTTCCAAGTACCACCGAGAATCTTCTCAAGATGCGCTGCGCCGATGTGTTCCTTCTCAACGCCAAATGCGTCAGCCGTATCCTTGTTGTCAACCACAACAACTTGCAGCACCAGACCGTTTTCATCAATCTTTGCGAAGTGACTCATTACGCCTCCAGCTTTAATCCAGTTAAATCCATTTCTTCCCCGACAACACCGACCGGGAAGGTGTTAAACGATAGTGAGATTCTTGTGTCATCGCCTTTGACTTCAGGAACCATGTGCGTCAGTGAC